ACATATCGTATTTGCACGTAGAGACTAATATATAGGAGGAACAACACATTGAATATTAACGAACTTGTAACTCCTGCAAACATTGTAGCTTATTGGGATGATGTAAAAGCTTCTCAGGCGGCTTATATGGGTGATTTTCTTTTCCCAGTTAAGAAAATTGCAGGAATTGAATTAAATAAAATCTCAGGTAGAGCTGGCGTACCTGTCGAGTTGAAGGCTAGTGCATTCGATACACAAGCAACATACAGAGACAGATTGTCTGTTGAGGTAACAAAACAGAAGATGGCATTCTTCCGTGAGAGAATGAAGGTAGACGAGGAAACCCGTCAGCAGATTATGTCTATTTCTAATGACAGCATTCTGAAACCTTACATTGATAGAATCTTTGATGACCAGAATAACCTTATTAAGGGTGCTAGAGTTACCAGAGAGAAAATGGCAATGCAGTTGATTTCAACTGGTAAGATTGCTATTGACAACAATGGTGTTAAGCTTGATTACGATTATAATCTTGCTAGAAAACAGAAGGTTAAGTATTCTACAGCATGGAGCGATACTGAGAACTCAACTCCAATTCAGGATATGATTGATTGGGCAGATGATTTCCATTCTAACTTCTATGTAACTTTGAAATACGCAGTAATGAATACTAAGACTTTCAACTACATCAAGAAGAGTAAATCAATCAGAGCTATTCTGTATCCAAATGCAGTAAACACAACAGCTCAGTTAGTAACACCTGCACAGGTTAAGGAATTGATTGCAACTCAGGTTGGTATCACAATTCTTATCAATGATGGTGTATATGCAACTGAGGTTGGCGGTTCTGTAAAACCGTTCTTCCCAGATGACACAGTATCCTTCTTACCAGATGGCGCAGTAAACGGCGGTATTGGTAACATGATTATGGGTACTACACCAGAGGAAATTGACCTTATGGCTAATCCAAAGTTCTCTGCTAATACAGCAATTGTTGATACAGCTGTTGCGGTATATACAAGAACTATTGACCATCCAGTTAATGTAGAGACTATTGTATCTCAGATTGCACTACCATCTTTCGGCACAGACGTTGAAGGTGGAGCAGGTTCTATCCTGATTGCTACAGTAGCATAAAATAGCTTATGGCTACTAAAGTAGTTGTAGGTAGCGGCGATAACATTGATTTAAGTTCTAATATTTTAATAACGCAAGAAGAAGTAGACAGGTATGTGAATGCCTGTCTACGTGATTCTTGTACACTAGTTAGAGATTATGCTAAAGAAAACCACAGATATAAAAATAGAAGTGGTGAGCTGACTAGGGCTATTAGATTTAGAGTTATTGATAAGGTTAAGCGCGGCGAAGTTTATATAAAAGATTCAGACCTAAAGGACAGTAATGGTAAGCAGACACCTTATGGAACTTACATAAATAATGGTACTGGCCCAACGATGGTGAATAGAGAAATATTTCCAGTAAGAGCTAAAGCATTAAAATGGTTTGACAAAAGACTGGGAAGAGATATATTTGCTACAAGGGTACATCAGCATTATAAGAAAAAGGGAATTAAGGCAGAGCATTTCTTAGAGAATGCCTTTGATGCTTGTAAAGGTGAAATTGATAGGATTTTTGAAGAAGGATTAGGTGATTTGTTAAGTGGCAAGTTTAAGTGATAAAAGAAGGGCATATTTTGACCCCAATAAGTTAGATGATGCACTACTTAAAACATATGTAGCAACAAATCCAAATCTTATTGAAGAAGCTTATGATTACATTGAATCCATAGCTGGAAGTTTAGGAGTACAGCCACAATATATTTATGAACCAACACCACTATTAGTAAGTAACTTAGGTGTGTATTATGCTTATATGACATGTGCACAAAGGAAGTCACTTTTTGCTAAAGGTGGAGAAGCAGATAATGATTCTTTTGCTCTTAAATTTAGGTTGTATAAAGAACTGTTAGATAGCTTACTTAATATGTTAACAGCTAATACCTTTACAAATGGGGTACAAGCAAGGAAAAGAAGTTTTCCAGCTTGTCTTTCTATTTCGAGGAATTAAGTATGATAAATAGTGTATTATGGTATCCTATTGGTGAAAGACTTGTTGAATTCCTGAAATCATATAGATATGATGACGGAAGAAGATTGTTTGAGTATTTAACAGATAGAGATGTAATGCAGTTCAGATTCGGAAGTGGAAACACAGGAGAATTTCCAGCTGTATGGGTTCTATTTGGGGAAGAAACAGATACAGAAAAACAATCACAAAGAACAGGTAGCATAATCCAATACTGGGTTGATATATATGTAAAAAATGAACAAACTCCTGATATGACTTATGATAGCTGGCTATATGCACAGTTATATCAAATAGAGCAAGAGTTGACATTTGTTCTGAAAGAGTTTAATATTAAATTGCAGAGGGATTTTAAACTAGGTTCTTTATGCAAAGTAAAAACAATACTTTCAGATGGTGATGAAAATTATTCAGCTACAGCTATGAATAGAGCAGTAGTTGAGATTGAATGGTATAGATAAAACAAACAACAAGGGGGAAATAAATATTGAGTAATCAAGCATTTTCACTAGCTGATGACCTTACATGTGGTGCTGGTGAGGTTTGGTTTGATAGACAGTCTGATTGTACAGACGGTTGGCATCATCTCGGTAATGCCGATGAAATGACTATCAAAGTAGACGTTACCACAGTTGAGAAGAAATCCTCAATGAATAAGAAACGTGTAGTTATGGCAACAGCTACGACTGAAACTAAGGCTACTGCTGAACTTACCCTAACAGAATATAATGCATTTAATCTTGCATTAGGTCTTTATGGTAGAGACGTTGTTACAAAGCAACCAGCAGTTACACTTACAGACGAAAAATATACAGTAGTAACAAATCCACGGAATTATTACATTAGCTGATGCAGACGGTCAGAGATACTTTAATGCGGCAGATGTAGTATTGAAGAGAGAGGCAAGTGTAGCGGCAAGTGCTTCTTTCAGCACAGTAGCGGCTAAGTTTGGTGCTATTTCAACAGGCACAAAGACATCAGATACATTTACTGATGTTCTAGGTGGTAAGATTGTAGTAGACGGTTCTGCTTATACTGGTACTGCTAATGAGTCCGTATACTTTACAGTAAAAACAGCTCCAACGGCGGCAGGTAGTGTAGCAGGTCTTTCAATGACTTTTAAAGAAGGAGTTTTAGGCACTACTAATACTGTTACTGCTACAGGAACAGGTGCTACAGAGACATTTACACTGGCAAACGGCGTAAAGGTAGTTGTGACATTAGGTGCTTCTGCTACATTGACAGCTTATACATCTGGTGAAATGAGTGAAATCGCAGTAGTAGCGGCTTCAAGTGCATATGTAAAAGGTAAGGATTACACATATACAGCACAGGATTTAAGAGCAGGTATTATCAGAATTAAGGAAGATGGAGCTATTAAAGGTGGAGACACAGTTCTAGTTTCAGCTAGTATTCCTGAGAAAGAATATATCAATATTTCCATGTTTGATGCAGGGGATATTAAAGGTAGATTCTTGTATAACGCTGATAATAATAACGGCCCGAATTATGTGGTTGAGGGCTGGAATGTTAAATGTAAAACCAGCGGGGACATGTCGGGGTTCATTTCTAAGGATTTTCGGAACATTCAAAATTGAACTGGAATTCCTTGACGATTCTATGAATCACCCAGACTTCCCAATGGCTAGATGCACAATGGTTGGTTATCCTTCCGATGACAAATCAACGACTTCAAGCTATAAGCCACAGTATTAATAAGATACTAATAAATAACTCACAGAAATGTGGGTTATTTTTTTTGCTTGACAAGTAGATTAAAACATGGTATACTAATAACATATTAGGAGGAATTGACAATGAAGAAAAACTTAGAAGGACAAACATTTGGAGAACTGACAGTCATTAAAAGGGCTGAAACTAAAGGGCGTACAAAGTGGACTTGCAGATGTAGTTGTGGTACAGTTAAAGATATAAATGAATATGATTTGATTAGTGGTAAATCTAAATCATGTGGGTGTAAGCGTAGAAGAAAGCCAAAGGATATTTCTGGCAAACGCTACGGAAAGTTGATAGCTAAAGAAATTGTTGGCATGGGAGATAATGGAACTTCTATTTGGCATTGTGTATGTGATTGCGGAAATGAGGTTGATGTAAAATATTCTTCATTAGCTAACGGGGAGAAAAAATCATGTGGATGTCTTGAACATGCCCCTAAAAAAGATTTGACAGGCAGAAGAATTGGTACATTAACAGTAAATAAATATATCGGCAATAATGGTCAGTGGGAATGTACATGTGATTGTGGAAATGTAGTAAGTCTTAGTACATACCAGCTTACTCATGGTAGACGTACTTGTGGAAAAAATCATAAGAAGCCAGAGAAGATTAAGACTACTAAATTTAAAGATTTAACAGGAATGAAATTTGGTAAGCTTACAGTAGTAAAAAGAGTAGAGAATGACTCTAATAACAAAGTAAATTGGCTATGTAAATGTTCATGCGGAGGAGAAAAGATTGCTTCATCTCATAATCTTTTATCAGGAGTAACTACTCATTGTGGATGTGAGAAAAGAACATGGACTAAATATGACTTGAAAGGGAAGAAATTCAATAGCCTTACTGTATTAGAATATGTAGGACATTCAAACTGGAAATGTAAGTGTGACTGTGGTAATACAACAATAGTGTCAGGAAGTGCTTTAGTTGACGGTCATATTAAGTCATGCGGATGTAGTTCGTATAACCATGGTATTAGCAAAGAAGAGATGAATAAAGAAGCTGATTTGAGGGGTAATAAGGACTCTCTTGTTGACTTTATGAAAACATTGACTAACATTGAAGAAAATGCAAAGGTATTTGAAGAGCCAAAAGATGAACTTATCGGTAAGAAAGTTAATATGTTAACTGTTATTTCAAACAATGGCGATGGAACATATAAATGTAAATGTGATTGTGGTAACTATAAGGATATTAAAAGAAAACCTCTTGTGACAGGAGTAATTAAATCATGTGGGTGTTTAAAACATGCCCCACACAGAATTAATATGGTAGGTAAGAAGTTCGGCAAAATTACTGTGCTTGAATTTGACCACATATCAGATAATCATGTTGTATACTGGAAATGCAGGTGTGATTGTGGAACCGTAAAACTTATTAACGGGAATGATTTGCGTTTAGGTAAGATTTACTCATGTGGGTGTGTTAATGTATCACATAGGGGCAGTAAAGAAGAAAATAATATTAAAGATTATATAAATGAATTGATTGGGGTTAGAGAAAAATTGGTTGGAGAGAATGAAAGCATTAGAGTAACAAAGGAAAAGGTTATTGACACACCATTTAGTGATAAAAAACAGGAGATTGATATTTTAGTAAGAGGGCTAAATTTTGGAGTAGAATATAATGGTTCACCTTTTCATGCATCTTTGGGAGCGGCTTATGATAATAATAAACCACGTAAGTACCATCAGAATAAATTTTTGCAAGCAAAAGAACAGGGAATTCATCTTATTTCAATTTTTGATGTTGACTGGAATACTAATCAGGATAAAATAAAAATGTATCTAAAGAGTTTGGTAATTCCTAATAAGAAAGTATTCGCACGTAAATGTGAACTTAAAAAGATTGATAAAAATACTGCTAATGCATTCACTGACAAGTATCATCTTCAAGGTCATGCTAGACTTAGTTCAATTAGTTATGGACTGTATTATGAGGATGAATTGTTATCAGTTATGTCATTTGGCGTAGTAAGATTACACAAGAATGAAGCAGGAAGGTATGAGCTTCATAGATATTGTGTAAAAGATGGTTATACTATTATTGGTGGGGCAAACAAATTGCTTACTGCTTTTGAAAGAGAGTATGAACCAAAATACTTGCTGTCATACAGTGATAATGATTATTTTAGCGGTGGTATTTATGATAAGCTGGGATTCAGTAATGATGGGCAGACTAATCCACGTTATTATTGGTATAATAATGGTGTTGAGATTAAGCGTGAAAAATGTCAGCTTAAATATCTTAAATTGGATTATCCAGAGCTGTATAAGGAATCAGAGGGAGAGAAAAATAGAGAAGATTATATTATGGTAAAACTGGGAGCCTGTAAAGTCTATAGAAGTGGTAACACCAGATGGATTAAGGAGTATT